GTGTAGTTGCGGCTGTTGTTGCCGGTGGCAGTGGTTGTCCATCCGGTCATCCGCACGCACATGCCCACGCGCAGGCCGTCGGTGATCCAGCTGCCGGCGGCGCGGGTGAAGGTGCCGCCGCTGCCGACGCTGGCCGCGGTGACGTTGGTCAGGGCCGAGAGCGACGAGACCGCGGCGAAGTCGCGCCGCAGCACGGCCTCCATGAGCGGGCTGTAGGTGCCGGTCTGCAGCTGCAGCTGCAGGTCGCCGCCGACGGCGCGATTGCCGTGGCGCATCGTGGCCACCTGCCGGTCGCTGCGGATCTCCTCGCTCTCGATGGTGCTCTTGGAAAGCGCCAGGGAGTGCGACACGTAGGGCACCACGCGCGCCGTGGCGTCGTTGGTGGCGATGGTGCCGAAGGTCGTCTCCTTGCGGAAGGCGAGCATGACGCCGACGGCGGACTGGATGGGCATGGTGTTGTCCTCTTGAGTTTGTGGGTCAGGTCAGCGCGTTCGCGCGCTGCACCGTCTTGCTGACGGCGAAGTCGTCGCGCCAGGCGATCACGCCGCCGTCCATGAGGTCGACCAGCTCGCCGCGCTGGAACTGCAGGTAGTCGATGCAGCCCGGCGGGCGCCAGCCCACCAGGGCAGCCTGCACCGTCTCGCGCAGCGCGGCCAGTGCCTCGGTGGCCTTGGCGCCACTGGCGTCGCCGGCATGGCGCACGACGTACTGCAGGCCGAAGACGGCGGTGTGCAGCTGCTGGCTGGTGGCGCCGATGGTGTCTGGTGCCTCGGCGCTCTCGGCCAGCGGCACGACGTACAGGGCCGGCATCACGCGCGGCATGTCGGCCAGCGCCGCCAGGTCGGCCACGGTGCCGATCAGCGCAAACTGCGTCTGCGTCTGCGCCTGCTGGCGCAGGCGCTCGGCGATGTCGACGGTCAGGCCGATCACGACGCCGCCTTTGCCAGGTGCCGCTCCAAGGCGTCGCGGATGATCTCGCCGTACTCACGCGGCAGGCCGCGCGCCTTGACGGCAAGGAAGGGCCGCGCCGGGATGCGAACCTGCCAGCCGGTGCTGTTGGTGCCCCACTTCGTGGTGGCGCGCTTGTGGCTGTTCTTGGCGAAGCGGGTGACGGTGCGGCCGTCATCGAGCATCACCTTGCGCAGCCGCACCATCTGCGACCGCGCACCGAAGCTGATCGTGCCGCCGAACTGGTGGATGGCAGCGTAGTCCAGATTCGTGCCCACCTCGACGCCCCGCGGGCCAAGCAGCCGACGGGTGACGCTGTTGCGCAGCCGCCCGGTGTCCAGCAGCGGCTTGGCGTCCACGCCGCCGCCGCGCCGGCGCTTGAGCGTTGCAGCCTTGAGCTTTTGCCAGGCCACGCCATAGGGGTCGCGGCTGTTCTTGAAGCGCATCTGCGCGTCGGCTACCACGCCGTCGCCGATCTCGCGGAAGGCCGGAGTCAGGTCGCGGAGCCGTTCGTCCAGGCGATGCAGCACGCGCTGCAGCGGGCCGGCGTCGATGTCGACGTGGATCTTCATGGCCGCCAGGCGGCAGCGAACGCGTCGCCGAAGGTGGCCGTGGCCGGATACGGCGCACGCCCGCTGGTGCTGAAGCCGCCCGTGGCGCGCGGCGAGACCACGGCGCCGTCGGCGGTGACCAGTGGCAGCCGGCCCTCGCCCACGTCGCGCAGCCAGCGCAAGGCATCCTCGTAGTGCTTGCGCACCTGCTCGGGCGCCGCGGCGTCGTAGAGGAAGTAACGCGCGATCTCGCAGGCCGTGCGGGCAATGTCGGCCGGCAGGGTGCCGGTCAGCGGGACGGCATAGCGACTGGCCAGGTGACGGTTGACCACGCTGTCGGCGTCGCCCATGGCCCGGTCGAGCACCGAGTCCACGATGCTGCCGGTGATCGGCATCTCGCGGTCGGTGAGCTGCTGCAGCTCGGTCTCACCGTAGCGCTGCAGCATCTCGGACTTGGTGGCATAGGGCATGGCGGCGGCGCCTGGCGGGGCGGGGCAGGCTTACGCGGCCACTTCCTGCGGCTCGTCGTCTGCCGCGGGGCGCACCGTGCTGATCACGCCGGCCGCCACGAGAGCATCCCGCTCGGTTTCGCCCATGGCGGGCAGCGCGTCGCCCGCGGCGTAGCGCTTGCCGTCGTGGTCGATGGTGCCGAGCGCGTACAGCGTCGGCTGCGTTGCGGGCTTGGTAGCCATCGCGTCAGGCGACCGCGTTCTGGAAGAAGTAGCCGAGGGTGTTCTCGGCGATCACTTCCTTGACCGACTCGCCCACGCGCACGCGCTGGCCGCCGCGCAGGCCGATGTCGCGGTCGAACTCGCTGCCTGCGATGCGGTCGCCCCACTGCGCCGTGAAGCCGAAGGTCGAGCCACGCGTCGGGTCTGCCAGAGTGTCCAGGCGCATCAGCGCGCAGTGCTTGCCCCAGGCGCGGCTGTAGGCGGCCGTCTGCCCCTTGCGCGCGGTGTTCAACCAGGCCTGGCCGACGACGATGCGCTCGAGGCCCGGGAACAAGCCGCGGATGCCGTCGAGCGACACCACGCCAGAACCCTGCGAGGTCATCGCCACTGCCTGCACCACCTTCGGGTGCTGGATCAGCTGCGTGGCCACCTGCTGGCCGATGACCATGACGTTCGGACGCATGATCATCGCGTCCATGGCGGTCAGGATCGCGCTGATCGGGTTGGAGTTGGTGAAGTCACTCCACTGCGACGTGCCCGACAGCGTGGTGCGCTGCGCGCTCGGGTAGTTGTTGAGCGTGGTCACCAGCGTGGCAGCGCGCACCTCGCGGTCGAGCTCGATCAGGTTGGTGATGTAGCTCACCGCGCGGGCCAGCGGGTTGTAGCGCGCGTCGGAGTTCTGGATGTCGGCCATCGGCACCGCATCCTCGAGGCCGAAGTCCACCGTGAAGTCGGCAACCTCAGTACCACCCGTCTCGACCATGTTCGGTCGGGACTTGCGGCCGACGCGGGTGTCGGGCACGGTGAAGTCGTCGGACAGGTTGTTCTTGAAGTACTTGAACTCCTGCTTGGCGACGCGCACGCGCGGCAGCACCAGGTCGGCCACCATCTGCTCGTTGCGGTAGCTGACCGCCAGCGAGGTGAGGTCCGGATCGATGGGGAAGGGGGCGTTGGCCATGATGGCGGTCCTTCAGTTGTTCTGGGATCAGCCCTGACGGGACTGCGGATTGACCAGGATCTCGACGATGTCGCCGGCAGCGACGGCCTCCTCGATGGCGATGCCAACGATCCCGTTGTTCGTGCCCGCCGACGGCGCGGCGGCCACCGCGCGCCCCGACGAGTCGGAGGTGAGGTACTGGCCGGGGTTGAACGCGGCGCCAGCGGTGACCTTGGCAAGCCCGGACATGATCACGTCCACGCGCTCGGAGGCCGCCACGGCGACACCTTCGGACACGCCGATGGGCGCGTCGGTGGCGGCTGCCGCTTTCAGCACTTGCGTCTTGTTGGTGCTGTCGAACTTGACGATGCGGTACGCCTCGATGGCCGCGGCGGTGGCCGTGAGGTTCTTGATGACGCTGGTCGGATGGCTCATGTCTGTGGCTCCGGGTGATCAGACGGACACGAGCGCCGCGAAGGCCTGCTCGTAGCTGGCGCCGGGGTTGTCGCGGCGGTACTTGTGGATGGCCTCGGGCGTGACCTTGCCGGCCCGGGGCGCGCCGCTGGCGATGCCGGTGGCCTGCTCGGCGGTGAAGCCCGGCGGCAGCTTGGACGCCGCGGTCTTGGCCAGCGACTGCACGGCGGCGAACTGCTCGGCCGTCATGTCCAGGTAGGGCTTGGCGGCGTCGGCGCTGAAGGACTCGCCCAGCATCGCCTTGACGGCCACTTCGCGCTCGGTGCGCTCGCGGGCCTCGAAGCGACCGCGCAGCTCGGCGAGATCGGCCTCGGCCTTGTCGGCGCGGTCCTTCTCGGCGTCGCGCGCAGCGACTGCCGTTGCCAGCTCGGCAGCGTGGTCGGTGTTGGGGGTGGGCATGAAGAGCTCCTCCGTGGTGAGCAGCGGCACGCGGCGCGCCGCTGCCAGGGGGTTGAACACAGTTGCGCTGGTGCTGCCGTCGGCGCCGAGCGCGACGAAGCTCGTCTCGCGCACGCGGCTGCGGCGAAAGACGTGCGTTTTGCCGGTGACGGCGCGGCCGTTGAGCGTGACGGTCGTGTTGGCCGGCACCTCCTCGATAGCGTCGGCGAAGATGCCCACGCTCATCTGCCATGGCATGCCGGCGTCGGCCTTGGCCGCCACGCGGTCGGCCTCGGGCTCGGTGCCGGTGAACAGGCGCCCCGCAATAGCGAGCTGCGCGCCGTCGTTGGTCACCTGGTCGATCACACCGATGGCGCGATCGGGGTCGTGCTGCAGCAGCAGCGGCATGGGCGTGGCGGCCTGCAGGCCGGCCAAGTCGAAGGCCACCGCATCCCACCAGCCGTGGTCTGCGATGACGCCGCCGCCGTAGGCCACGCCCGAGAAGCGGCGCGGCGCCTTCGGGTCAGCGGCGGATGCAGCGGCCAGCTGCACCGGCGCGGCAAAGCACAGCCCCTCGGGAGGCACCTCGATGCTGCGCGCGGTCGTCATGGGCCGCGAATGTGATGCAACCCGCGCGCCGTGTCATGAGGAAGCATTTCCTCATGACGGTGCGGCGAATTGCGCGGAGCATGTCGGAGCTTCAGACCACCCCGGAAGGACATCACCATGGCCAAGAAAGCCAACAGCACCCTCCGCACCGCCTGGGCGCAGTCGTTGATCGACACGCTCGGCGCGAGCCACAAGATCAAGTTCTACAACGGCACGCAGCCGGCAGACACGAGTGCTGCGATCAGCGGCCCGACGCTGCTGGCGACGCTGACGGCCGACGCCACGCCGGGCAGCGCCTCCGCGGGCGTGCTGACCTTCGACGCTGCGAACTACACGCAGACGAACTCGTCGCACGTCAACGGCACGCCGACCTGGGTGAGTTTCACCACCTCGGCCGATGTCCGCGTGTACGAGCTGGCGATCCCCGCGGACGGCATGACTTTCACCGGGACGATCCAGAACGGCGTGGACATCGCGCGTGGTGCGTGGACCTGGACGGCGCCTGACGCGTGATGCCAGATCCGGTATTCCCGCCGCTGCCGGAGGCGCCGACCGGCGCCGACGCGCAGCAGTGGCGTGACTACATCGAGCGCGTGCAGGCCTACAACTACGCTGTCGGCCTGATGGACGCGCGTGTCCGCGCGCTTGTAGCCGAGAAGCACGCTCAGGCTCAAGCCGACACCGCCGCGGCCATGAACGCGGCAGCGGAGGCCTCGAAAGAGGCGGCTCTGACGATGCTTCAGCCCGTGCCGAGGATGCCGCTGACGCGCGCCGAACTCGCGTGGGACGCGCTGCGCCACATGCCGCACATCACCGGCATGACCGATCTGCAACAGGTTGACGTTGCGGTGATGCGTGCCGATGCGTTCCTGCGGCGGTTCCCGCCCTCTCCGACCGCCTGACGAGGCAGCCCGATCATGTGGCTGATCCTCGACAGCGCGACGCGGGCCGCGTGGTCGGCAGCCACGTCGCAGCAGGGCCAGCTGCAGGCCATCACAACGGCCTTTGGCGGCTCGCCTGTCACCGCGCGCCTGTTCGGCGGCGACGGCACGTTGCGCCGCGTGCTCACGCTGCCAGTGCTCACCATCGACACCGCGGCGAGCCCGCGGCGCATCGTGCTCGGCGCCCTGGCGGCCGACAGTCCGATCACAGCCGGGTCGCTCGGCAAGTGGGTGCTGCGCACAGCGGGCGGGGTCGACATCATGGAGGCCGATGCGGGCCTCGCGGGGTCGACCATCGTGCATCCAGGCACGGTCAAGGCGCTCTGCACGCCGACGCTGGCTGGTGTTGAGATCGCGTCCGATGCTCAACTGCCGGCAACGGCACTGCCGACGTGGATGTCCGGCCAGGCGATCAACGAGTGGCGCCAGATCAGCGGCACGTCACTGAGTACGGCGCCGGCCACGGGCGGCGGTAGCAATGTCCCGCAGGGCAAACAGGATGCATGGTGCGGCTGGCACGTTGATCCGCGCAACGGCGACATCCTGAG